CCAACCTCCGTGTTGGCACTACCGACAACGACATCAACGCGTTGAAGAACAATGGTTCAATCCCAGAAGGTTACTGTGTCAATCACTTCTTGACAGACAGCAACGGCTGGTTCTTGATGACCGACGTCCCCAACGGCTTGAAGCATTTTGAGCGTATGCCTTTGGAAAACAAAATGGATGGAGACTTTGACACGGGCAACGTCCGTTACAAGGCTCGTGAGCGTTATTCATTCGGCTGGTCTGACCCATTGGGATCTTTCGGTTCCCCCGGTACGACCTGATAGACAAAGGGGGCCTTGTGCCCCCTTTTCTTTTGGTGTATATTGAACACATTCCGAGATTCATCGGCGTATCAAACAGGCTCGGCTGACCTCATGCAGATTGATACGCTATAACGCATGGAGATATAAACATGGGATTCGCAACTCACCTTGGCCCTTGGTTGTTGGGCACTGTTAAAAACACTACAGGCTCTACCGCTGGCACTATTCGTAATCTGGGTGCTACTGTCGTATCGCAGTCCAAAGCCATTTTGTACACGGACATTACGGCGGCTACGGTTGCCTTTACGATTCCCGCAGGCTCACAGATTCTGACCGCTCAGTTTAATACTACAGTTGCTTATGCAACAACAACTCCTACATACGCACTTTTCTCTAATGCTGTTGCAATCAATACAGCAGCAAACGGAAGCGTGTTTACAAACACCGGCATCGTAAATATTTTACTTGGCAATAACTCTGCCGCCGCCGCTGTGTTGTGTAACAACGTAGGTACGACAGACGCAATCATCACGTTTACACAGGCTAACGTCACCGCCACATCCGGTGCTGGCGTATTGACTATTACGTATGTTGTAAAAGGCAGCGATGGCGTTGCTAACCCAACCGCTGCACAAGCTTAATTAATCTAGGGGGCTTCGGCCCCTTTTTAAAAGGAGATTAATTATGATGCAGACAGACGTAAAAAGCGGCGCGGCAGCAGCCAATGCAACCACCACCATTTTTGCTGACCCAACCCGTATCAAGGGCATATCCATCAGCTATTCATCAGGCGCAACGGTTGTTCTGAATGATGGGACAGGCGGTACAGCTAGGTTCTCATTTACTGCGCCAGCGGCTGCGGGGTGTATCTACATGATGTTCCCCGGAGAAGGTATTAAATGCAGTACCAATATCTCCGCAGTGGTGTCAGCAACTACAACCGCAGTAGTGTTCTATGGCTAAGAAAAAAGGCCCGGTTCTCTCGGTTGGTCGTGGTGAGAAGCTTCCTGTTAAGCAGGGGGCGGGTTTGACTGCCAAAGGTCGTGCCAAGTACAACGCAGCAACAGGAAGCAATCTGAAAGCTCCACAGCCCGGAGGCGGCGCACGTAAGAAATCATTCTGCGCTCGTATGTCTGGTATGCCCGGCCCAATGAAAGATGAAAAAGGCAAGCCTACCCGCAAGGCGGCTTCTCTAGCAAGATGGAAATGTTGAGAAAATCATGGCAAAAATCGGTAAAAAACCAACTGACGACCAACTGCTTGAAGGTGGCGGTGGTGGTGGCGGCGCAAGTGTCAAGGGCACTAAGTACAGCAATATGCCTTCTTTTACGGGCAATGCCAGCTTTATGGACGACATTAAAAAGCTCACCAAAGACACGTCCCATCTCAAGGGCGGCGCGAAAAGGTCTACTGATTTAGCTGAAGATCGAGCCCTTAACCGAATGGCCGTCCGTGCTGGCGCTGCTGGTACTGCCGCTGCTGTTGCAAAAGGGCTAAGTGGGTCAGGCGCCTCCGCTAAAGAAGACACAAGTGAAAATGTCAAAGAACGTCGCGCCGAGGGAACCCCCACGCCAACACCAACACCACAGAAAAAACCTTCTAACCAAAATATGTCCATTAAAGGCAAGTTGTACGAGGGGCGCAACCCAGAAATTGATGATGACACACGGGAAGCTGCTGCTGGGTACAAGCGTGGTGGAAAAGTATCCAGCGCTTCCAGCCGTGCAGACGGCTGCGCTGTCAAAGGCAAAACGAAGGGCAGGTTTGTTTAATGGCAACAAATAGACCAAAACGCGGAGACGATTTAACACCCCTTGAAGGCGGTGGTGGGGGCGGCGGCGGACGTTCTGGGGGCAAATACACGTTTGATCGCATAACAGGAAGCCGCTCCGCAAAAGACCACAAAGAAAAAGCTGACCGAGAATCAGAGTTTTCTGGTGAAATAAGTTTTGGCTCCCCCAGAGGTAGAAGTTCTGATTCTAGTGACAGAACCCCGCGCATGAGCGACGACTACGCTAAAGGCGGCAAAGTCTCCAGCGCTTCTTCTCGTGCAGATGGCTGTGCTGTCAAAGGCAAAACAAAGGGTAGGTTTGTTTAATGGACATCAACACAATATGGTCTGCCGGCCTTTCGGTTCTGCTTGGTGGCTTATGGTTTTTCATACGAGAAAAGCTTGAAGATATCAAACGAGTTGAGCGCTTGCTCAACATAACACGCGAGGAGATTGCCCGTGATTACGCAACTAATTCAGAAGTGCAGAGAGTTACTGACCACATTGACCAGCGCTTTAACAGGCTTGAAGCAAAAATTGACCAGCTTATTCAAGCGGGGAAGTAATGCCGAGCAAAAGTAAGAAACAGCACAATTTCATGGAGGCGGTGGCCCACAACCCAGCGTTTGCCAAGAAAGCCGGAGTCCCACAGTCAGTGGGCAAAGATTTTTCAACTGCCGACAAAGGCAAAACTTTTAAAAGAGGTGGAGAGATGGCTACAAAAATGAATCCTGGAATGATGGCAATGATGGCCAAGAAAAAAGATATGGCAGCAGGTAAAAAATCAGTAATGCCCTCTAAGATGGGTAAACCTGTGATGAAAAAAGGCATGGACATGGCTAAAGACGGCATGAAGATGGCTTCTGGCGGTATGCCTATGGTCATGAAAGACGGACAAAAAGTTCCAGCTTTTGCCGCAGACGGTAAAGGCAAAATGGCTTCTGGCGGTATGACCAAGAAGATGAACATGGGTGGCATGGCTAAAGGCGGCGGCGTTGAGTCCAAGGGTAAAACCAAGGGCAAGATGATTACCATGAAGTCTGGCGGCAGCTCTAAAAAATACTGCTAAGGACAAATCATGGCGACCACAAAACCCAATAGCAGCGTAGCTAAGTCTTTAAAAAAGGCTGGGTTTTATGGTGCCAGCAAACCAAAAAGGCTGGGCATTATCAACAAAGTTACAACTAAACCTCAGCGAATTGAAATGGTTGATAAATTGTTTTTAGCCAAAAAACCAGCTAAAGGAAGAAGCAAATGAGACCTTCGCGTGGTATGGGTGACATCAACCCGTCAAAAATGCCTAAAGCCAAGACGATCACCCGCAAGGATGATCCAAACAAGGTCAAGGCATATAAAGAAGGCGGCGTAACAAAAGACGACTATAAGCCCTACATTCAAGGCCAAATTAACTCTGACAAGTATGGTTCAGGCGGTGGTGGCAGGGCTGGTTTTACCAAAAGCCTTGGTAAAGACGCAGACATTGGTGCGTATATTGAAGGCGGCGGGTTTAAGCCAACAGATGATAAATTTAAAGGTAAGGTCACTGGCGGAGGTGTAACGTACACCAAGAAATTTGACAAAGGCGGCAAAACAAAGTCCAAGGTAAATGAGGCGGGCAATTACACTAAGCCTGAGTTACGCAAACGTATCTTCAACAGCGTCAAAGCTGCGGCAATCGTAGGTACAGGTGCAGGGCAGTGGAGTGCGAGAAAAGCGCAGGTAATGGCTAAACGGTACAAGGCCGCAGGTGGGGGTTACAAAGATTGAAAGCGCCGCAGACTTCTCTTAAAAACTGGGGTGACCAGAAATGGCGCACTAAGTCGGGAAAGCCTTCGTCGAAAACAGGTGAGAGATATCTCCCTGAAGCAGCTATCAAGTCCTTGTCTTCTGCGGAGTATGCTGCTACAACCAAAGCCAAGCGCAAAGGCAAGGCGGCGGGTAAGCAGTTTGTTGCCCAGCCTAAAGGCATAGCAAAGAAAACGGCAGGATTTAGATAATGGCAACAACTTCTGGGTCAGCAGGCTTTAATTTAGACCTCACCGAAATAGTGGAGGAGGCGTTTGAGCGTGCGGGTTCAGAGTTGCGCACTGGTTATGACCTCAAAACAGCTCGCCGATCGTTGAATTTACTGTTTGCGGACTGGGCAAACCGTGGCATCAACATGTGGACGTTCGAGCAGAACACGATTACCCTAACTCAAGGCTTGAACACCTATGCAGTCCCTGTAGATACTGTCGATTTGCTCGATCATGTCATCAGAACACAAGCAAATGTACAGTCAACTCAGTCAGATTTGACAATTACCCGCATTAGCGTGTCTACATACGCCACTTTACCCAACAAACTGACCCAAGCGAGGCCAATTCAGGTCTGGTATCAGCGTTTGGACGGTCAAATCATGCCCACAACGGCGGTTTTGGCAACAAGTATCAACGCTACAGCAGACACAATCGTTTTGTCCAACGTAGTTGGGCTTCCTGCCATTGGTTACATCGACCTTGACAGCGAAACCATCTTCTACAACTACATTGATGGCAATACTTTGAGCAACTGCTTCCGTGGACAGAACGGAACTACGGCAGCAGCACACACCGCAAGTGCCAGCGCCAAGATTTACATCAATAACGTGCCCCGCGTGACTATGTGGCCTACGCCTGACGGCTCCCAGACCTACCAGTTTGTCTACTGGCGTATGCGTCGCGTGCAAGATGCCGGTAACGGCGTCAATGTGATGGACGTACCTTTCCGTTTTATCCCCTGTATGGTGGCTGGGCTGTCTTACTACATTGCCTTAAAGGTGCCTGGTGGTATGGAGAGATTGCAGGTGCTTAAGGCGCAGTACGACGAGGCATGGATGACAGCGGCTGATGAAGATCAGGAGCGCGCCGCGTTGCGTTTAGTCCCGCGTCAAATGTTTATAAACTAAAATGGCTAACAGGTTTGCCAGTGGTAAAAACTCGATTGCCATATGCGACCGGTGTGGCTTTGGGTACAAACTTACGCTGCTTAAAAAGCTTGTTGTCAAGACCAAGACGTATGACTTGAAAGTGTGCCCCCAGTGCTGGGACCCAGATCAGCCGCAGTTGCAGTTGGGTATGTACCCAGTGGATGACCCACAAGGAATACGCGACCCGCGTCCTGATTTGAGTTACCAAGTTTCTGGTTTGTTGGCGGATGGCTTCAATGGTGGTGGTAGCCGCGTATTTCAGTGGAGCTGGAACCCAGTCGGTGGCTCGTCCAGTTTTGATGCGGTTTTGACCCCAAATAACTTGGCAATGGCAGTAGAAATCGGTACAGTAACGGTAGTTGTAACTTAGGAGTTCAAAATGGACAAAGCGGACATGAAGCAGGACAAAAAGATGATTGCTGGTGCAGTGCATAAGCATGAGAAAAAGCTCCACCCAGGCAAGCCTATGACTAAATTGGCCAAAGGCGGCAAGACCAATGAGATGATGAAGAGCATGGGTCGTAATATGGCTAAAGTAGCCAACCAAAGGGGTAAATAATGGCTAAATTCAGCATGAAACGAGACGGTAAAGAAGTTGGTGGTGCCAGCGTCTATGCCGAGCCACACACTATGGATGGTAAGGCGATGAAGATTTCCTCCACTCCTGGCGCCATGCCAAATCGCAGCAAAGCCGACACGGTCAACATGAGCGTTGGCAACATCAGCAAAGCTGCTGGCGATGAGCAGGTCAAAACCAGCGGCATCAAAGTCCGTGGTACTGGCGCAGCTACTAAAGGTCTGATGGCACGAGGCCCGATGGCATGAATTACACGACGTTGTATAACACGATTCAGACATACACGGAGAATCAGTTCCCTGATGTATACCTTGCAAGTGGAGCTACTGTATCTGCAACTACGCAGATCAATACCTTCATTACGCAGGCTGAACAACGTATATACAACTCAGTTCAGTTCCCGTCCATTCGTAAAAATATGTTTTCTGCAATCACGGCAAACAACAAGTACATATCTTTACCGAATGATTTCTTGTCTGTCTATTCTTTGGCGTTGGTGACGGGAGCTACTGGTAGCCCCATTAACTTGGATACAGGCACGTTTGAGTATTTACTGAACAAAGATGTGAACTTCATCCGTCAGGCATACCCAACGCCAAACGATACAGGCGAGCCAAAATACTACGCCTTGTTTGGCCCAACAATTGTCAGTTCAGCAATTACAACTGAGTTGTCTCTTATTGTTGGCCCAACACCTGATGCCGCGTATTACGTAGAGTTGCATTACTATTACTACCCCGAGTCAATCACTACCGTATCTGGCGGTCAGACATGGCTTGGTGACAACTTTGATACCGTACTGTTGTATGGTGCATTGGTCGAAGCCTACACCTTCATGAAGGGTGAGGTTGACATTATTACTGGGTACGACGCCAAGTACAAAGAAGCCCTTGCTTTGGCTAAACGTCTGGGCGATGGACTTGAGCGATCCGACGCATACCGCAGTGGTCAGTATCGTCAAGCGCCCTTGCCGCAGAATAATGGGGTGCGTTGATGGCATTCACCGGCAACTTCTCCTGCAATGTTTTTAAGACTGGTTTGATGAACGGTACGTTCAACTTCACTTCGGGGACGTTCTATATTGCACTCTACACCAATGCAGCCACACTTGATGCCTCTACCACGGCTTATACGGCTACGGGCGAGGTTGTGGCTTCTGGGTACTCGGCTGGTGGGCTGGCACTTACGATTGCGCAAACTCCCACGGTAGGTAACTCAGGCAACACTGCATTTATTTCGTTTAACAACGCGGCGTGGACTTCGGCTCTTACTTCGCGTGGTGCTTTGATTTATCAAATTGGCGGTGGAAACCCAGCAGTTTGCGTGCTAGACTTTGGCGCAGACAAGACTTCAACCATAACATTCACGGTACAGTTTCCTGCTGTATCAAACACTTCAGCAATCATAAGGATAGCGTAATGGCACTTGTAACCACAACCAAAGGCGACATGGACGAATCTTTACTTGAAAAGCGAGAGGGTACAGTCGATAATGACAACGAATCAACGACATGGGTTGAGTATTGGGACGGTGAAGAACTTGTCCACCGCTCTGCACATGTGACTTTGAAGAAAATGCCCACTTTTGCTGGCGGCGAAACAGCTTCTTTAGCATAAAGGAAATATCATGGCTAATACCCAATCAATGACAACCTCGTTCATGGGCGAGTTAATGACTGCGACTCATAATTTTGGTACTGCACCAACCCGTGGAACGAGCGCAACCGACTCATTTAAAGCCGCTTTGTATTTGGCATCTGCTACTTACAACGCATCTACTACGGCATATTCGGCAACTGGAGAAGTCTCTGGTGCTGGGTACTCCGCAGGTGGTATAGCGGTCACGGCTGCAACTCCTCCTACAGCGACCAACGCATCTACTACAGCGGGCGTGGCGTTCTTTACGCCTTCAGCTTCGCTTGTCTACACCTCGGTGACTTTAGC